ACATTTCCAGGACAAGGAACAATGTTGTTTGGTGATAAAACACTAGCAGCTACTGACGGTAGTGCATTCAGTAGAATCAATGTTCGTAGATTGTTCATTACTTTAGAGAAAGCAATTTCAACTTCAGCTCGAGCACAACTCTTTGAATTCAACGATGCATTCACAAGAGCTAACTTTAGAGCAGCAGTAGAACCTTTCTTGAGAGAAGTACAAGGTCGTAGAGGAATTTATGACTATAAAGTTATTTGTGATGAAACAAATAACGGTCAAGCTGTTGTTGATTCAAATCAATTCGTAGCAAGTATCTTTGTGAAACCTGCTCGAAGTATCAACTTCATAACATTAACATTCACAGCAAGTAGATCAGGTGTAGACTTTGATGAAGTTTACGGCGTTGGTTAAGCATAGGAGGATTGAAAAATGTCAAGTATAAATGAATTTAAAGCAAATCTCCTTGGTGCCGGACCAAGAGCAAATAGATTTAGAGTCTATATTCCAAGAACAGGTGGCGCTATCGAGTTTCTATGTAAGACAGCTGCATTGCCGGGACAAACAATAACGGAAACACCCGTTAATTTTCGTGGCATGGTAGTTAAACTAGCAGGGGACAGAACTTTTGCAAACTGGGAAGTAGCGATCTATAATGATACTGCTTTCACAGCTAGAAGAGGTCTTGAAGAATGGATGGAAGATATTGTTCCATTAGATTCTTCTATAGGTCCAACTGGTTATGATTACATGGTTGATAGAGCAAGTGTTACTCAACTAGGTAGAGATGATCAAGATATAGCTACTTATGAATTTTTTAATATGTGGCCCACAGTATTAAGTGATATAGGCTTAGATGCTGCAGGAACAGACGCAATTGAAGAATTCACTTGTACCTTTTCATACTCACATTTTGAACGAACTCTTTAAAAGAGTTCCATTAAGTGGAGTATAAATATATAATATGGAACTATTTGGATACGAGATAAAACGGAAGTCGAGCGAAACTAAAGCACGTAGTTTCGTTCCACCTTCCAATGATGGAGCCGTCATTGAAGTCGGAAAAGACTTTGGAATGGGCGGTTTCGCCGCATCTGGTGGTGTCATTGGTCAATTTATCGACATGGAAGGCGGGATTAAAACCGAAGCCGACCTAGTTGCTAGATATAGAACGATGGCCTTAGTTCCAGAATGTGATAGCGCGATTGAAGATATTGTAAATGAATCAATATCTACAAACGATTTAGAAGGTCCGGTGTCCATTAACTTAGATAGAGTTAATAAAATACCGGACGCTACTAAAAAGAAGATTCGTAATGAATTTGATGAAGTTCTTACATTATTAGGATTTAGGGATTTATCCCATGACATATACAGAAAATGGTATGTTGATGGAAGATTGTATTATCATAAGATGGTTGATCCTGAAAGTCCAAAAAAAGGAATTCAAGGGTTACGACCCATTGACCCACAAAAGATTCGTAAGATTCGTGAGGTCGAAAAGAAAAAGGATAAAAAGTCGCAGGTTGAATTAGTTAAAAATATAGAAGAATATTATATTTTTAATGATGAAGGGTTTGATAAGTCTGGTAATAATACAGGCCAAACCATTAGAATACACCCTGACGCTGTATGTCATATAACTTCCGGGTTACTTGACTACAACAAGACAATGGTAGTTGGTTATATGCATAAGGCCATGAAGGTCGTAAACCAACTAAGAATGTTAGAAGATGCACTTGTTATCTATAGGATATCAAGAGCACCTGAAAGAAGAATCTTCTACATTGATGTAGGTAACTTACCTAAAGCGAGAGCTGAACAGTATTTGAAAGAAGTTCAGACTAGTTATCGTAACAAGTTAGTGTATAACGCTGACACAGGTGAGATAAAAGATGACAGAAAGCATATGAATATGCTTGAAGATTTCTGGTTACCTAGACGAGAAGGTGGAAGAGGAACAGAGATTACTACTTTACCAGGTGGACAAAATCTCGGAGAAATTGAAGATATTTTATATTTTCAAAAGAAATTGTACAAGGCATTAAATGTTCCAATTTCTAGATTAGAAACCGAGACAGCATTCGCGATAGGTAGAGCAACTGAAATTTCTAGAGATGAAGTTAAGTTTGCTAGATTTATAGATAGACTTAGACTTAAATTCTCTAGACTATTTGATGATATTTTGAAAACTCAACTTCTGTTGAAAAATTTGATAACAGAAGATGATTGGTCAAAAATGAAAGAGTATATATCTTATGACTTTCAAAAAGATGGTCATTTTGTAGAACTCAAAGATGCAGAGATATTGAGAGAAAGAATTCAAACTCTGGATACAATGGATCAATATGTTGGTAAATATTTTTCAGAAGCATGGATAAGAAAGAATGTTCTTAGACAATCTGAAGATGAAATAGCAGCAATTGATAAAGAAATTAAAAAACAAGGTGCTGTAGGATTAGGGCCTGATGATGATCTACCAGATCCCGAAGATTGGGAAATGGGTGGAGATGATTCTCAGGACGATACAGGCGACCAAAATGGAGTAAATGATGGCTAAAAAAGCAAGAGAATTTGTTGATCAAGTAACTTCCGGTGAGAATATACAAGCTGGAGATACTTTTAAGAGTATGATGCAAGATAAACAATTAGATGCTATTGATTTGAAGCGTGTTGAAGCACAACTTGATTGGTTAAATCAACAAGAAAAAACAAAGGAATAGTAAAAATGGACTATGAAAGTAGTTGGACACAACCCGGAGAAGGGTTCGTAAATATTCAAGAAGCAGTAGCTAATGTTGTTGTAACTGGATTAAATTCTAGTCAGGCGAGAAAATTAGCATCATGGTTACCTGATTTAATAAGGACTGAAAGAAAAGCTAAAAAATTTAGTTCAGCATCTAGAGACGCTGAAAAAAGAGTTTCAATTAAAGGTACTAATGTCTTTATAAGTAATCCGGGTTCAGGAACTGATACATTTTATATTGAACAAATGATAAAAAAACAATTAGCAGATTGGAAAATGAGAGGTAAAGTCTCTAGTTCCACTCATGTTCAGAGGTAAGAGTAATGAATTACGAAAATAGTTGGACACAACCTGGTGTACTAAGAGGAAACTTTTTAAATGAGGCTGTAAGTCTTAAATGGAAACAGACTAATTATGATAATCCACAAAGATTTGAAACAGAACATAAAGGTCAAAAAATGACTTTAGAGTGGTTCAAGGGTGATTCTATGAAGAAAGGTGGTACGATGCATATTAAGGGTAATGGAGCACCAGCAAAAGAAGTAGCTAATGCAGTTGCTAAACATTTCGCAGGTCAAAGAATTATTACACTTAATGGTAAAGTTTTTTCTACTAAAGTAGCGGGTTTTAAAGATAGAGCACCTGACGATTATACAACATATCGACCAGGTTGGAAAAAGAGTTGGAATTTCTCAGCGTGAAGTCATTTAAAGAACTAAGAACTCAATTAGATGAAATCAATTTCAAAGCTGATGCTAAGAAATTAGAGATTTCAAGGACTAAGATAAAGAAAACAGATGTATTTTATCATGCTGAGAAGAAAGGTTCTAAGAAAGTTAGAGTTTGGGTCAAACCTAAGTCAGCTAGAGAACCAGAAGAACTTGGTGTTTTTAAGGATATGAAAACGGCTGAAAAATCAGCTAGTCAATTTGTTAAACTTATGGGTGAAGATGTAACTGAAGGAATGGATTTTCTTCAAAAAGTTATCACACATACAAGAACAGATGATATCCTTAAAGAGATCAATTGGTTAGGTGAAGCAAAAGAGATGGGTAAACGTGATATAGATAAGATAGATCGTTATACTGATATGAATCAACATAATGATTCAGTTAAACATCTAGCTAGTGTAATGGGTCTTAAAAAAGAAGAAAAAATTATGGATAGTATAATAGTGATTCATAAACTTGAAAAGAGTATGTCTACAAATTTAATAGCATATAGGACAGAAATAATGAATAGACTATTAAAAGTGGCAGATAGAGTGTATAGTAACGCTAAAGCTATTCATGGAGCGTTTTAACGAGGGAAAACAAATGAAACTGATATCAGAACAGTGGTGTGATAATGTAGAATATATTGTAGAAGCAGACCCTAAAACAGGTAAAAAGTCTGTTTTTATTGAAGGTATTATGTTACAGACTGAAGTAAAGAACAAAAATGGTCGCATATACC